TCAAATCCACAAGATCTTCCATAAGATTAATTTATTGCAATATACTTATTTATACTGTATTATAACTCTGCTGTTTTAGTATCTTTCTGATATTGAGCGTCTGTAATCTGTGATGCTGCAGCATCTGGATCTTCATCAGTTGGAACTGCACCTAAATCTTGACCCTCTTGAGGTAATGGTTCACCTGTGATTGGATCAACTTCTGCTGGATTCGGTAAAATACCTTTCTCGATTTCATCTTCAATTTGCATATCAATCTCTTCAATTTCTTGATCTGTTTGTTGAAGAACTCTCTTACGCACATATTCAGTAGAGTAATATTTACCGATATATGGTTCAATAGTTGCAAGATTAGAAAGTCTACTTTGTAACATCTCACTTTCTTTAAGTTCTGCAAATTGATTATCGTATAGAAAATCATATTGAATATGATCTTCCATCTGTTCCCAATCTTCAGGTGTAACAATATTCTTTAACACTAATTGTGTTCTTAGCATATCATTAAACATATTTGCGAAACGTTTTCTTAAACGTCCTACAAATTTAGAGAATTGCAATTCATCTCTTAATATCTCTGATGAACGACCTAAATTAAATCCACTATCTGCACCAATTCTTGATTCTGGCACACCTAATGCACGATATAATTTTTTCTGGAAGTATTCAATATCTGTAAGTTCACCTAAATTCTGTCCGCCAGGTAATGTTGTGATTTCAGTTCCACGACCACCTTCTCTACGAGGCAACCAGAAATCTTCCATCATACTCATGAATTTACGATCATCACGAACTTCTCCAGTTTGTGCATCATAAACAAGTTTATTACGATAACGAGACATTACCTCTTTTAGATATTGCTCTGCTTTAATTTTTGGTAGATTACCAACATCAATATAAAATATTCTTCTCTCTGGTGCTCTTGATAATCTATAAATTACGAGACTATCCTCAATCATACGAAGTTGATTAAGTGCCTTGATTGCTTTCTGTAGATAAGAAAGAACACGATTACGATTTCTATCAACTAATCCTGATGTGCAATATGTAATTGAATCTTTTGATATTTTAACAGCACCTTTACCTGCACTTGCAACCATCCCAGTTGGATAGTTAGGTTTCATTGTATAAAGATAATATTCATCAAACTGTGGATTAGGAACTGTATCAGTATCTCTACCACTATTAATTCTGATAGATGCATCAGGTGCATCATTTGATCTTTTTTCTTGACGGATATATTTGATCTTCATAGGATCAATATATCTTAAATCCTGAATACCTTCTTGTGGATTTTTTGGATCTATAACTTTCAGATAATATACCCTTCCATCAATATACCAATTACGGAAAATTTCGTGAGACTTCTTATCAAAGTCCATTGTTTCTTTGAGATATCTAAACTCCTCTCTAATCTTTTTCTTAATACCTTCACTAGCATTAAGATTTGACAACTCTACCTCAACAGGTGAGTCATATAAATCTGTGACGATTGCTTCATTAACGACATCTTCAATAGCACTATCTACTTCAGGGTGAAGTGCCATCTCTCGATATCTTTTTATTAATTCGTGTTCATTACGATATGCACCTTCAATATCTACGTATTGACCATAAAATCCACTTGATATAAAATTATCAACCCCGTCCTCATTGTTTTTGGGAACAGGGCTGACAATCTTAGCGGATTTATTTTGTGTATCCTCAATTGAAAAACCAAAAAGTTTTGCCATTATATTATTTTGATTGAACTTTTATCTGATCTATTTAGATGATGTTTTCACCCTGTGCAACAGGACTATCTCCTTTCAGAATTTCAATATACTGAACCTGAAGTTCAACAGTGAATTCCTGAATACCTTGAGCATCATAAGATAACTCAATAGGACCGACCTGTGTTGGGAATGTATCATAGAAGCGATACTTTCTTAAAGTCTGTCCATCACGGTCAAGTTGGAATACAAATGCATCTGCTTGATAGTCTGCTGGATTTGTTAATCCAGTGTTATCATTCAGTTTATTAATTGTATTCATCCAGTTCTCAAATGCTGACCTTATTGCAAAGTCAGTATCGTTGATTACTGTAACTGTCCAAGAATCGAATGTTCTGTCACCTGCGATTTTAAGTACCCTTCCTCTGAAAGGTACTTCGATCTGTGCGATATTAGATGCTGGAAGTCGTGCCCCTTTAACTAAAAATCTTGATTTATCAAGAACATCCTGTGCTGGTTGAGCAGCATCTGGGAATGTGAGGACAACTTCAAACAGATTAGCACGAGCACCGCCACCAGTCAACTTAGTCTTAAAGTCGGAAATCGTCCTTAATGGTGGTGGATTGATCTGATTTCTACTAGCCATAGTTGGTTAAACCTCTGTTAATTAAACGGAACCAATTACTTCTTCAAATGCAACACCTGTTCTAGTAGCAACAAAGGTTAGACCAATGAAGTTGATAGAACGTGCTGGTTTGATAAAGATGTCAGCAACAAATTCATTTCTGTCAATGACTGCTGCAGTATTATTTGTTTCATCGCAAATCACAACAAAGTCAAATATACCTCTGTTGGATTGAACCTCTCTTAGGAATGGTTCAATGATATTTACGAAGTTTGTTCTTGTTAGTTCATCGTTGAACTCAAAGAGTTGATCCTTAGCCGCTGCTGATATAGCATCTTCTAAGAAAATGAACAACCTACGAACGTTGATACGATCAAATGCTGATGACTTACCAAATCCAGTCTTATCTCCAAAGAGAATAATACCAGCACCAGGTGATTGTATCACAGGGTTAATTCTATTAGAATATAGAATATCTCTCTGTTTCTTACCTGGATTGTAAATAAGTTTCACAGAATTTAAGATTGATCCTCTTGCTGTACCAGCAGGTGAGAACCAAGGGAACTGTTCAATGTCAGTTCTTGCACAAGTTCCAGCAATGTCACCATTTAATGGAACATATCTGAAAGTATTGTTGAATCTATCAAACATATATTTGTATCCACTATCGAATACTCCATATGTTGTTGATGTAATAGGACCATAGAAATCAACAACATTATTTGTTATTGTGTCTATGTTATTAACGGTTACTGAACCTGATACAGTGTCATTTAAGAATGCTTTACGATGAGGTGAAACAAATGCAACTGCATCTTTTCTAAGTTCAGCAACTTGAATTACTTTCTCAGCAACTGCCTGTGAATCAAACTTGTCGTGGAATGCAGCACCCATAAGAAGGAAATCAACTTCAATCTCCTCAGTATTCTCAAATAAAGTATAACCTGATATTAAATCATCTACACCCGAATTTAATGCTCCTGATGTAGTGTAATCTGTGTTACCACCGTAGTTTGTTCCTTTTTCAAGTGATCTAGTGAATACTCCAGAAAGTCCAAAATTAACACCATCTGCTGGTTGATCCCATCCACCATCAGTATCTAAATTACCGAATACAGTGGCAGTTCCATCTGTAAATCCACTTGTTGTGATTCCTGCAGGAGCACTACCACCGTAGATATACTTAGAATTAGTTGCGAGATACTTTCTCCAGTATGATGTTGATCCAACTGAATATTCACCATCAGTTGCTTTTGATAGATTTAAATGTTTTTCAAGGATTGTTCCAGCATTACCTGTAATTTCTCCTTTATCATCTATCACTACAACGTGAACTTCATCAAATCTACCACCTCTAGCAGCAACAAAAGATGAAGTACCAGGTGCTTCTGCTAATGAATCCCACTCAAGTTTAATTGGATTTCCATTTATATCTTTTGTGGTTAATTCAATATTTTGTGACTCAAACCAGTCTGTTGCAGATGTTATAGTGGTGCTTGCCATTCCTGCTACAGCACCAGTGGTTCCACCTATCGAAACAGTTTTAGTTGTTAAGAAGTTATATACACCACCCTGTGCGTAATCTACATTTGTGACAGTTCCAGCAGCAGAAACGTGCTGTAATACTTTTACTTCTACTGAGGACGTATTTGCTGATGCTCCAGTAACAACTCCCTTAATGTAACCATCAAGAACACTTGTTCCACCAGCACCTGCAACAACTCTACCTTCAGCAGATTGTGTTATTCCAACACCAACTGTTGATATTCCAATTGAACCACCAAATGTTAATACTTGGTCTGCTTTTGCATCTATTATTGAAACTCTAATACCATTTGCATAACTACCAGGTGTTTTCGCAGCAATAGTTACACCAGTTATTGCGTCGTCATCATAACCTAATTGATTATAATGAGTTTCACTTTTAATCAATGGTGCTACTGTTACTATGCCAACGTATGCATTTTTTAATCCAGCATCGTTTGCACGAATGACTTGCATTGTACCACCATATGCTAGAAATGATGATGCAACCATCCAGTATTCATAATGTTTATCAACCGAATATGGTTGACCAAAAGTTTGTAATAGATCCTCCTCACTCTCAATGAGTTGAGCTTCCTCCACGGGACCTTTCGTAAAGGGAGCAACTAATGCACCAATAGAGCCGCTTGTAGCGTCCACTCTACCAATGGTAAGGTCAACTTCTCTTACTACGATACCAGGAGAGGCTAAATTTAAAGCCATATTCGTTTCTCCGAATCTCAGGATATTTTTCTGAAATTATTTATTCTTTATGGTTATTTCACTGGGGAAACAATGCATGAACTACCAATCTGGATATTCCCAATCTTTAACCTTCGGTTTCTTTTTATTCTTGACTCTCTTAATAGTACATTCCTTACACTCATAGGAATATGATGATTTAATATTTTTATTCTTTCTTATCAAATAATATCCATCAATTAAATCTTTCATAACACCACATACTCTACACTTTCTTTCTGAGAGAGTGAAGTGACCTAATTTTAATTGTTCATCGAATTCCATCTCTCTTCTTCCTCTTCATCTACATCAGCGTATGCATCTGGATAGTAAGGACCGTGAGGTTTCTTTGCTTCTTCTCTAATATACTTGGTTTCAAATGTTGTGAGAGATAACCAAGTTGCAAGTTTTATTACAATGAATATAATCACAATCGGCATAAAACAAAGTATGAGTACAACTGAAGTCATAGCACTTGCATTACTCCTACTATTTCAGGAAAGGTTTGTGTAAGATGTCTTTCAATACCCATTCGTAAAGTCTGTGCACTCATTGCACAAGATTCACAAGCTCCACTTAATCTAACCTTTGCGATTGCTGCTTCTTCTCCTTCCTTTACTCCATAGTACATTCTTACATTTTCTTCTAAGTTATAATCTAACTCTATAAATTCAAGATATCCACCATCCGATTCGATGTAAGGACGTATATCATCAAGTG